CTGAAAGGCCGGGGGGGATTCCCCGGCGGTTGATTTAGGCGAAAAGGTGTTTATCGATGTTCTCGCAGTAGTCGTTCATTTTTTCCATGACTAACTGCTCGAATCCCTCGGTGATCGTGTAGTCGTTGATCAAGTCCCAACCGTCGTTCCCGTAGACTAAAAAAACGGCGGCTTTTTTGTTCTTCTCAGTCGATAGAAAAACAAGGTGAATTTCATCGACATTTAGGCACATTGAGACAATGCTCTCGTGGTCGCTGTCCTTCTCGAACCCGTCGCCGTAGTCGTACCCGATGCAAGGCCAGCCAGCGTCGTTTGCGGTTGATAGCAGTTGGCGTGTGACCTGTTCTTCAATCTTGCGAATAATCTTGCGTTCCATGAGTGTATCTCCTAGCAGGTGGTTATGTGGGGTAGTCCACAGGTGAGACTGTGAGGGCTTGGGGATTGACTGTCAAGGGGGTTTGATCACTTTTTTTCAATTCCCGACAAAAAACCAGTGGTTATTATTTGACCAGTCGAGCGGGGGGTCTGCGGCCGGGTCTTAGCCGAAGGCGAACAGGTTGATTTGTTCTCTAATAGGGAGATAGAATCACGCGATCGAAATCCTCAAGGCGTACCTATGAAAAAGTTAAGTAGAAAAGAGATCAGAGAAGGGCTAGATGCTGTCCCGATCGAGTCGGTAATACTGGGGGCGGCCAGTAAGGGAGAGAAGCGGCTAACAGCAAAACAAAGGGAGTTTGCCCGTCAAATAGCATTGGGGGAGACGAAGGCCGGGGCGTATCGCAAGAGCAGGGAGAGCAAGGCTAAACCGGCGAGCGCATCGAGGGAGGGTCAGGAGTTAATGAAGAACCCCGCCATAGCCTCGCAGGTGGAGGCGTTTAAGGCGGCATTTGAGGCGCAGAAATATGCAACCCCTGCTCATTTGAGGGCGTTGACTATTCACGAGTTGACCAAGCACGCGCTGAACGAGGAGTTTCCCCCGGCGCAGAGAATGAAGGCCCTCGAGTTACTGGGCAAGATCACCGAGGTCGCGCTCTTCACCGAGCGGCGGGAGGTTGTTCAGGTGACCGACGCATCGCAAATCAGGGAGCGGCTCATGGCGTCGCTACGGCTTGCGCTAAATAGCGAGGCCATTGATGTCGAGGCTCGATCGGCCGACGACCTACTGGCTGAGATCTCAGGCGGTAACATTGAAACCCCGGCAGAGGGGGAGGCCATCGAGAATGCCGAGGCCGCGACCCCACCGGGGGGTGACCCCCTAGACGCGCCGCATGACACACCAGCCTATATGCATAGTAATCCACACATTGAATCGGCTCACCTACCCGATGTTTCCAGCCCATCTACAAAAGCCATATCGGGGACAGATTGAACTTGTACCATACAGTAACTATAACAGGTGTTATAGTGACAATAGTCAATGAAATCAATGACTTACGGGAAAAAAGCCTGTTACAGGGGGGTGGGGGGTGTGTTTTTTGGGCAGGTTTTAGGGGGTTTGGGATATAGAAATGCCCCCCTTATCTTTTTTAAATAAAAAAGTGGGGGGGGGTATATTTTTGGAGAATGGTATGACGCCAGCGCAGAAGGAAATATTTTTGGTTATTGATGAGTGGTGGAGGAAGTATGGTTTCGGTCCTACTATCGATGATGTTCTATTGGTGACTGGGGAGAAGTCTAGAGGGAATGTATCGAGAAAGATGTGGAAGTTGGTTGAGTTAGGACTCTGCCACGGGGTGAGGAGGCGGCCGCGTTCGATTCGGCCAAAGGGGTTAAGGGTGCGTAACATTGAATAAGATATTTGATTTAATAAACGCCCTTCCAGAGGGGGAGCGTGAGTCTTTACTTCAAATGGCGCAGCAGTATTCTGATGCGGTTATGAGGGAGCGAGGGCAAACTAACTTTATGTCGTTTGTAAAGACTGTATGGCCTGCCTTTATACACGGAAGGCATCACGCTGTTATGGCTAAGAAGTTTGAGGAGATAGCCGAGGGAAAGATTAAGAGGTTAATTATCAATATGCCACCCCGGCACACTAAGTCTGAGTTTGCCTCCTACTTATTGCCTGCTTGGTTTTTGGGTAGGTTTCCAAATAAAAAGATTATTCAGTGTTCAAATACAGCCGAACTAGCCGTTGGCTTTGGTCGTAAGGTGCGAAATCTAGTGGACGGTGAGACTTACGCCAAGATATTTCCCAATGTATCTCTGAGACAAGACTCTAAGGCCGCTGGCCGTTGGTCAACTAACGCCAATGGAGAGTACTTTGCTATCGGTGTTGGGGGTACGGTTACTGGTAAGGGCGCGGATCTTCTAATTATTGACGACCCGCACTCTGAACAAGAGGCCGCACTGGCCGCATCAAACCCTGAAATCTACGATAAGGTCTACGAGTGGTACTCCTCTGGTCCACGGCAGCGTCTTCAGCCGGGTGGAACGATCATTGTCGTTATGACTCGGTGGGGAAAGCGGGATTTAACAGGCCAAGTCTTGAAGGCCGAGGGTCAAAGGGGCGGGGAGTCGTGGGAGGTTATCGAATTCCCAGCGATTTTGCCATCTGGAAACCCTTTATGGCCCGAATTCTGGCCTAAAAACGAACTTGAAGCCCTAAAGACTGAACTTCCTAACTCAAAATGGCAATCTCAGTACCAGCAGAACCCTACCTCCGAGTCTTCAGCGATCATAAAACGGGAATGGTGGAAGGTTTGGGAGAATGAAGACCCGCCACGCTGTGACTTTACCCTTATGGCATGGGATACCGCCTTCGAAGCGACGAACCGGGCTGACTATTCAGCCATGACCCTATGGGGAGTCTTCGAACATCCCGACGATACTGGGGTTTATCAGACCAATATTATTTTGCTCAATGCCTTTAGAGACCGAATGGAGTTTCCAAAACTAAAAAGAGAGGCGATTGATCAATATAAAGAGTGGGAGCCGGACAGCGTGATCATTGAGAAGAAGGCATCTGGCGCTCCTTTGATATATGAACTCAGGGCGATGGGGATGCCGGTGCAGGAATTCACCCCGGTTAGGGGAAATGACAAAATTACCCGCTTAAACGCCGTGTCAGATCTGTTCGCTAGTGGTAGAGTGTGGGCACCGAACACCCATTGGGCAGAAGAAGTGATTGACGAGGTTGCATCTTTCCCCGCAGGCGAGCATGATGACTATGTTGATACCGTATCCCTTGCGTTGATGAGATTCCGCAAGGGCGGGTTTATTCGTACTAATTTAGACGAGCCGGAAGAGCCGGAATACTTTAGACGTAAGTTTGAGGGATATTATTAATGGAACTGCCGGGATACGATCCTTTTTATAAGTTGCCAGATGCAGAGCGTCTTTATAGAACCGAAAGGGGTTCTACCTATGCTCACTTTAAAGACCAAACTTCTCAAAGAAATAGGAGTGGGGAGAATCATAAAGACAAAACAACTGGCTTACAGGATAGGTCTCTCAAAACTATTTATATGGAACCAAAGGCATTAAATGCTATTGGCACTTGGTTGCAGGATGAAAATACATCTACCAGACTAAAACCTGTTTTGGACGCAGAGGGAAAGCAAACAGGCAGGGCACAGGTTCAAATAGTGGAGCCACATACATATCAACCCACTAAATTAGAAAATGGTAAGTTTGTAAAAGCAGGGCCTCCAGTAACTTATGAGGCAGGAAGAATAGTTGCCGAAGTTCCTTATGAAAGAACTCCGGTAAAGGGTTATCATCCGGTTGAAATTTTTAACAGTGAAAGCCCAAAAGGAAACAAAGGTACCGGTGTTCATTTTGGTTCTAAAATTACTGAAATTATGAAAAGAACCGGTGGTGGTGGCGGTGGTGGCGGCGGATCTTTAATGCAAGCAGATCCAAAACAACTTGGCGGCACAAAAATAGGACCAAAAATGGCTACTGGCGGGAAAGTTAATATGCCAGAAAATTACTCCACTGGTCGCTGGCGATTAATTTAAGGACAAACTATGGCAATTGATAAAGCAATAGGGCAAGCCCCGATGGGGTTGGATGAAAATTTACTGCTCGGGCAAGAAATGGAGCCTGATATTGAAATTGAGATAGAAGATCCCGAACGGGTAAGTATTGAGGCAGGTGGTATAAAGATTGAGATTGAACCGGGTGAAGAAGATGATGATTTCAACGCCAACCTCGCTGAAGAAATGGACGAGGGTGAGTTAACTGAAGTATGTAACGACTTACTTGGCGATTTTGAGGACGATACATCTAGCCGCAAAGACTGGATGCAGACTTATGTAGACGGC